ACCAAACCCGCTCCGGCCGCAATCCCCTTCGAGAAATACGGTCCCGTCGTCAGCGACAGACTTCTTTCCCGACTTTTGAAACCAACTCGTTTCAAGTCTGATGTGAAGAGTTCAACCGAGCTCTTCCCCAAGTCAGCCAAAGTCCCAAAGAAAGTCTACGCTATGACGGATCCAACCGGAAAAACCGATTTTCTCGTTGAGGCAGAGGCCGAGCATCCTGATACGTTGCAGCAACGTGTCATTGGTGCGGCTGCAGAGGGGATCGCCCACTGGTTCGGTAATCCACCCGGAATGAGCACTGTTCTCCGGATGGCCGGCGACCTCGGCGCTAGCTACCTTGGTGGCTATTACCCTGGCCGCGGTGGTGGAAGCGGTGATGCTGAACAGGATTTTGAATCCGTCGGTATTGCCAAATCCCACATTTACCGTGCCGGTGCACCCCGTGTGCGTCAGTCCCGCTACGGTGTTGACCGTGGCGCCCGTGTCCAACACACCGAGATCATCCGTGAGGTTGTCTCGACCGGTGCCGATCAGGAGATCGTGTTCGACATGAATCCCGGTCTCCTTGGTTTCCTTCCTTGGATGTCTCAACTTGCCAATTCCTACGAACAATGGCAGCTTAAGCACATCTCATTTGAATGGATTCCCGCCGTTCCGACGACAACCAACGGTGATGTCCAACTGTCCACCGACTTTGACCCACTTGACGCTGACTCCCAGACTTTCATCCAAGCGATGAACGCTCCTGGTGCTGTCTCGGCAAGTCCCTACTCGCCTTTCGTTCATGACCCTTCAGAGTTCCTCCTACGAGCTATCTCTGATCGTCTGTTCGTGCGAGAGGGCCTAGTCAACTCCGCCCTCAAACGTACATCTGATGCTGGGAAGCTCCGCTTCCTCGCCTCGGGCGTTGATACGCCCGCCTCGAGCCGAATTGGATTCATTGTCGCGAACTACGACATTGAGCTTTTCGCTCCTGAGTATGATGACTCGATCGTCGATCGTGACGGTTCGTGGACACTCATCCAGCTTCAGAGCACGGGGACCGCTATCACCGCTGGAGTTCCAGCATCAATTATCCAAATTGGTGCTGAACTTGCAGTTAACGGTCTCGGGATCGGTCTAACCCCCGCCTTTGGTAACCTTACCTTCCCACGTGGTTGGTATAAGGTCACAAATTCTGTCAACCTCGATGGAATTATTACCACTGTTGTCTCGGTTACAAATCGATCCCTTCAGGACGGCGTCTCGCTCAGTACACGGCTCTGGGCACTGCTCGGTGCCCCTGGAACCGAGGGGAACCCGAACAGCCTGACGGGCACTGTCCCGATGGAGTACATCGCTGGTCGACTCGACACCGGTGTCTTCTTCTGGACAGTGACCTGGACTGACCTCGTCTACTCGGACGGTGTTACTGGCATCAAGAACTACAACCCCTCGTTGGAGTTCGTCGGTACCATCACCACCCTCAACATCTCGACAAGCCATCCCGGCTTCATCCTGATCCAGCCTTTCGAGTAGGCTCGCACCGCACCAAGTAAGGGGGGTTTGCCCGTCAATTGAGCTCTACGAGCTCGTTGACTCGCATTAGCTGAAAAGGAGACACACCTGAATAAGCCCCGATCGCATTCAAATGACGATCCTTCATCCCCAGTGACCGATCATGTCGGAAACAAAGCATGAGGTTTTAACCTAGGGTACCTATAACCTGGGGGGTCGATCCTATCGATCCTGGCACCTAGCCAAAGCCCATCGGCGTCCACAATCACACAGATTGTAACGGCTGTGGGAGCTGACGTAGTGACCTGTACTAAGAGACTTGTACGGGGTTGGTAAAGTGCGTGATTGCAACTATCACGTTCACCTGCCATCTTTGCGTCGTCAGTTACCATAACTGGACAACAGCGCCTACCTCACTTGGCTTCACAAACCAATTGAGCAAAGGGGGCGCTATGATCAAATGCCCTGTCTTCGGACAAAGACAGTCGTCCCTGGACGGCTCCACGTTTCGGAAACGTGATGCGCTTGCACCTTCGGGTGGAAATTCGTACATCGGAGGAGTCCGATGTAAGTCCAGCTTTCGAGCGCAAAAGAGTGACCTTACCAGTCACTACTCTCTCCTCGCGTGGGAATTGGTCCCCCACGATGCAGAATCCCGAGATAACCGATGCGACTTACGTCCAACTTCG